AGAAGCAAAAATTGGAGTTGGTGGAACCGTCATTGCAGTTTATGTCACAAATGCAGGAAGTGGTTATACTGTTGCACCATCAATATCATTCAGTACACCTGGAATTACAACTGGAAACTACTACACAACTCAAACAGTAATTGGTGCAACTAGTGGTACTAATGCAATTGTCAAAGAATGGGATTATGATACAAAAGAACTTAAAATTTATCGTGCTGATGGTAGATTTAAAATTGGTGAATATTTAACTGGTGAAACAAAAGATCTTGAAAATGGCGGAATTACTACGACAGCACAGTATAGAATACAGAGTATTGATTATTTTGGAGAAGATGATAATTACAGACAAAATGAACAGTTTGAAGAAGCTGGTATAGATATATTAGACTTCTCAGAATCAAATCCATTTGGTAGCTATTAATGTTAGGAACTTACTTTTATCACGAAATCATAAGACGCAATATTATTGCGTTTGGAACTTTATTTAATAATATTGAAATTCAACACAGAGATGCTAATGGTGCTCAAGCATCTATGTTAAAAGTTCCTCTTGCATATGCACCTATTCAAAAATTCTTAGCAAGAATACAACAACAGCCAAACGATGCAAGTAAGAGGAATCAACTAACAGTTCCAAGAATGTCTTTTGAACTCACTGGAATTCAATATGATCCTACAAGAAAATCAAATATAACTCAAACATTTAAAGCTTTAGGTGAAGATAATAAAGTTAGAAAAGTTTTTATGCCTGTTCCATATAATTTAAAGATGGAACTTTACTTGATGACTAAATTAAATGAAGATGCCTTACAAGTTGTAGAGCAAATTTTACCATTTTTTCAACCAGCATTCAACGTAACTATTGATTTGGCAGATTCTATTGGAGAAAGTAGAGATACTCCAGTTGTTCTTGATGGAGTGACTTGGACTGATAACTATGACAAAAATAATTTTGATTCAACACGTATCATAGTACATACTTTCAACTTCACTATGAAAACACATCTATTTGGTCCAATTGCTGATAGTAGTGATGGATTGATTAAAAAAGTACAAGTTGATTATTACGCTAGCGTAGATCGCCAAAATGCTAAGCGTCAAATGAGATATACAGCTACTCCAAAAGCACTTCAAGATTATAACGATGATGGTTTAATAAATGCGGCAGACGATCCATATATTATTCCTGGAGATGATTTTGGATTTAATGAAGGACTAGAAGATTTTGGAGATTTTAAAACTTATAGTCCTTCTCAAGGAATAGACGTAGATTTGTGAGGAATTTATGGACACATTCGATAAAATAAGCGAAACTTTAAATGTTGAGACTGATATAGTAAAAACTGAGGTTATTTCAGAAGTTCCTGTGGAATCAAAATCAGCTGAAGATTCGACGAAAGATTATGAGTATACAAGAGGTCAATTATACTCTTTAATTGAAAAAGGTCAACAGGCTGTTAATGATGCATTAGACGTTGCTAATAGTACAGATCATCCTAGAGCATATGAGGTCGCAGGTCAACTCATCAAGAATGTTGCCGATGTAACTGACAAATTAATTGATCTTCAGAAAAAGATGAGAGATCTTGATGGTAAAAATTCTTCACCAAGAACAGTAAACAATTCCTTGTTTGTTGGTTCCACTGCTGAACTTTCCAAACTTATAAAACAAGGAATTCTAAATAATACAGATACAAGTAAGTAGTTTAAAATGGAAGAGTCTTACAAAAGAATCCAAAGTAGTGGAAATTTATATACGATTATGATTTCATTTATGACAAAAACTTATACTTTAAAGATGTATTTTCCAACACCAACTCAACCAACATCTCAAGAGGTTGATGCAGCTGTTCAGAAAGTATATCCTGGCGGAAAAGTTCTTGCATATTATCCATGTTTAACTAGTGCAAATGCTGGTTATATTGTTGCTAATGAACAAATGCTTCCTCCAATTGATCCAGCAGCACATAGAAAATCGCAGAGAATTGAAAAAGCAACCAAATTAAAGCTGGGTTCTGGTGGTGCAGAATCTCAAGCTGCTGATGCTGCTATTAAGAGACTTGGTGGTTCTGGTATTTCGCTCCCTCTTGCAAATTCTTATGAGCATGAAGGTGAGGAATTAGAAGAAAATACAACTATTGATACTCCAGAAAAGAGACGTAGAAACTATCTCATAAATATTGGAGTTATTGGTGAGGGTAAAAAAAAAGATCATGAAGTTGCAATGGCACAAGCACAATTAAAAAGTGCTGAAAGTAATTTGAAAACTCTCCAAAAAAAGTTAGGTAAAAAAGAAAAAGATATTCCTGCATGGATTCAAGCAAAGATTACTGATACAGATCACAATTTAGGTGCTGCTGCTCAATATGAAAGTGCCGCATGGACACGCAAGGAGGGCAAAAACAAAAAAGGTGGTCTTAACGAAAAAGGAAGAAAGTCTTACGAAAGAGAGAATCCTGGAAGCGACCTTAAAGCACCTTCAAAGAAGGTTGGAAATCCCCGCAGGGCGTCGTTTTGTGCCAGAATGAGTGGAATGAAGAAAAAACTGACTTCTTCTAAAACGGCTAATGATCCCAATAGCAGAATCAATAAATCATTAAGAGCATGGAATTGTTGATATGAATGAGTTATCAGAACTCTTTAAATTAGTTGCAGAAGAAAACAAAAAGAAAAGAGAAGAAGCAAAACTTTTAGAATCTAGACAGATATCTTCTGATTTAGATGAAATTGTTTCTTCTCTAGGAAATCCTTTTGCTACAATTAAACCAAAGAAAAAGAAAAAAGTAGTTAAAGAAGAGTTAATAATAGAAACTGAAACACTCGATGAAGTAAAGCAACCAGAAGATTTAATTGCTAAATCCATTGCATATATCAAAGATAATTCTAAGTCAGAACTTGATAATATCAAATCTCCTGATAAAGATGAGTTGAAAGTATTAAAAGATTTAGTATATAAATTAGTAAGAGATGTAAATGCTCAAGGTGGCGGTGGTGAAGTTAATTTGGCATTCATGGAAATGCCTATTACTTCAGTAACAACATCTTCTTACTCTGCTATTTTAAATGATTATTACATTGGTGTCAATTATGCTGGAGCAGTTTCTATAACATTACCAACAGCAGATAGAGAAGGAAAAGTTTTTATTGTGAAAGATGAATTGGGAGAAGCATCAAAAGGAACGAATAGATATATTACAATCTTACCTTCAGGATCAGATTTGATTGATGGTAGAGATAGAGCAATTCTTGCTTATGATTATGGAAGTTTAACATTTATTTGGAAAAGTAATTCTTGGAGGGTAGTTTAATGTCACATTTATATGATCCATGGAAACCTGGAGATGATGCCTTTGGAAGATTAAGGGTATCAGAACCATTTACTCTTGGGGATTACAAACACCTTTATTCAATTGACCCAGATTTTGTAGATGTAAAAGTTGGAACTGGTGCGACAGTAGTATTTGATGTAAATCAAGCAGCTGCAATTTTACAATCAGGCATCAGTACGAATGGATATACTATTCACCAGACAAAAAGATATCATCATTACATGCCTGGAAAATCGCAATTGATTTATTCAACATTTAATTTTGGATCTGCACAACAAAATGTCTATAAAAGAACTGGATACTTTGATGATAGAGATGGTATTTTCTTCGAGCAAGCCCCAGATGGAACTTTAAGTTTTGTTATTAGATCTTATGTAACAGGAATTGCATCAGAAAGAAGAGTTTCTCAATCTCAATGGAATAAAGATAGATTAATAGGACAAGACCCTTCTGGATTTACATTAGATATTACCAAAACTCAATTGTTCTTTACTGATTTCGAATGGTTGGGCGTTGGTAGAGTTAGATGTGGATTTGATATTGATGGTAAGAATGTTGTATGTCACGAATTTTATAATTCAAATCATCTTCCAACAGTTTATATGTCTAATCCAAATCTCCCAGTAAGATGTGAAATTAGAAATTCTGGAACACAAGTTGGCGCTGGAGGATCATTCGTTCAAATTTGCGCGACAGTAATGAGTGAAGGTGGATATACAGAAGCAGGTAGAGAATTTGCTCATACAACTAACCTTAGATCTGTTGGTATAGGATCCACTGTTCCAATTATTGCGATTCGCCTCAAAAATTCTTATAAAGGATACCCAAATAGAGCAACTATTAAACTAGAAGATGTAGAAGTTTTTAGTTCTGGTTCAAATGTAAAATTTGAAGTTGTAAAATTTAGAAATTCAACAGGTTTTGTTGGATTGGGAACTTGGGTTTCTGAATCTGATAATTCGGTTGCTGAATACAACATCACAGCAACAGGAGTTCCATCTTCCACAAACTATGAAGATTTTAT